TCCTTCTACGTAGCCACCTGACATTATGTTGTCAATATCGTTCTGAAGTTCTTCGAATGCTTGCTGACCTCTAGTTGAATTTAGATTACCTATTGCTGTTACTTGAATAACATTTGAATGATGTTGAAAAGGATCAGTTGGCATGACAAAAGATAAATGCCCCTCAAAAGCTGTTTGCCTATCCTTTAATGCACCATCGAGAATTTCTAATGAAGTTTTGATACTAGAGGCAGCAGGAATATAATGATTAGAGGCAAGACTCATACTGAGTCCAGCTCCCGCAATTACGATTTCAATATTTCTAGTTGCATCTTGCAGATCATTTACATGCTCTGCTTTTACATAATCAACACCATTTACTTTTGTATAACTTGGGTTGACAAAAGAATCAATTGAATTTGGGAAATTACTAGCCATATATCTATCCTTATTGGAAATTAATTATTAACTTATTATCTTGTATTTCATATGTAAAGTCTAAAGGTCCATAATACGAACTAACAGTAGACTCTGTAATTGTCTTAATCTTTTCAGATGTAATTGAAGCAGGGTTAATAGACTTATTAAATGTAAAAGTCACAACCTTATTCTCTGAATTATTCATTACAGAATTTAATGCAGGAGAAATAGAAACTAACTTAAATGCTGATGTTGGATCAGTAGGAGTATTATTTTCCTGTATTGGGAGTCCAACTACAACACCTGAGTTTTGATCCGAAGGAAGAACATAAAGACTATCACCTGTCTTGAAGTCCCAAGAGTAAATCTCATTCGTCTTAACTAAAGGCTTAACTTTTATTGTGAAGATATCTCCAGCGACATAAGTGCCTATATCAAATTTAAAGAATAGACCTTCTTCAATTTCTATAAATCTTTTCTTTGCTGTCAGGTCTATTGAACTATAGTTATCAGATGATCTTGTTATTCTATATTTAGCAGTAGATTCAGACCCACCGATTATTACTTCTAATGTATACGTATTGTCAATAAGTCCATTGTATGGACCCTTAACTAGAGGGCTAATTGATCCTGTATTCAGATTTGAAGCTTGAATATCAAAGACAGATTGCTTCCCGATTTCTTTACTTAAAATTACTGAATATTCAGAGTTAGCAGAAAGAGGAGATGATGATGTGATCTCTATTAAAGATCTATACAACTCTCCAGCTTGAGCACTGTCCCCGTAATCACTTCCCGTAAAAAGACTATTAGATAGCAGTTGAACTCTTTTAAGGTTTACTTTTATTGGAGTTGGTAGTGTTTGATTTAAATTAAGATTAGTAATCTTTTTAATTAGAAAACAATTAACAGGAGTTACGCTTCCCTCATCTAGAGAAAAAGGATAGAGTGCTGTAATCACAGGCATTAATGCAATTCCATCAGCATTATGAGCTGGACTAACTATAGGTAGTACTGCCATGTTATTCCTGTACTTTTACATTCTTAGTAGGCTTCTTTTTAGTAGAAGGCTTATTTTCTTTTATGTCTTTTGATTCTGATTTTATCAGTTCTTCGACTTGAACACTAATAGTAATTTTTTTAGCTTTAACAGAAGCCTTAATCTGATCTAGTTCCCATTTCTCTAGTTTTGACTCATCGAGTTCAATAGCAGGATTGTTTTCACTTAAACTATGAGTTAGGGTAAGTGTTCTTGGATTCATTAAACCCCAAAACATTTGATTAGCATCAAGTACTATCTTCATTCTAGATCCTTATAAATAAAAGAGGGGAGCATTAAGCTCCCCTCATTATAACATTATAATCTATAAAATCTCAAGAGATATTAAGCAGTAACAACTGGAGTTGTAGCTGGAATGTCAGAAAGGTCAACAGTAAGCTCATAATGAGGAACTGCTGCGCGCTCAATGATTTTATTCTCAGTATTAACAACATTTTTAAGAACTGCTACAGATTGACCTTCGTTCATGATACCGAAGCAATAACGCTCACGGAACTTAATTTTCTTAATATCACGAGCTGGATCATTCCACTCTTCAGTAGTCAACTCTTCATCAACCAAAAGAACACCTAGCTCTTCTTTGTCACAAACGATGATATCGCCGCGTTTCTTAAGAGGGTTATAAGGAGCCCATGGAGTTACGATGATTTGCATTCCATCCATTCCCCAGTAAGATGGGAAAATTGGAGCAGAATCAATATCACGGTTACGAAGAGCTACTGGAGTAGTCTCAGAAATGTTTTGTTGCTTACCTTGCATCAAACCAGCAGACTTCTGCCAAGGGTTTCCACCCTGAGCTGATCCACGATGAGATTGGAAATAAGTAGCATTTCCTTTAAAGAAAAGATCACGCATAACAGGATCTTTACGGAACATAGTGTAGAAAAGTGGGTGAAGGATCATTGTATTAGGCATAAACCCTTTAGCAACAAAGTGACCTTCAAGATCCAACATATCTTCAGCTGTCAATGAACCATTAGCAGCACCAGCAATGTCACGACCATGAGTAACACCTAATACAGATTGACCTGGATTAAGGTTATCAAAGTAAGTTACACCCTGAGAAGAAATCATGTTAGCAGCTTTAACTTCTTTATGACGAGCAAGAAGCTTACCAGCAGCCTTAACGTGTAGACCGATAACATCGAACTGAGAGTAACGGATCATTTCTTCTGTGATTTTCACAGCAAGACCCACTTTACCAATGTTCGCAATCATCTGAGACATACCGCCAGAAGCTAGTTTAGTTTCAGGATACTCATCACCTTCAGACATATCTAGGTTAGTAGATGACATGGCAGAAGTCATAGGAAGGATAATTGCCTGTCCCATAGTGTACTGGATCTTCTTAAGGAGAGACGTCATAAGCAATTGAGGCTCAATGGCTTCAATGGCTTGCTCAGCAACAACCTTAGGCATCATCCAAGGAGCATCTGGAGTTGAATACATATCTTCAATTGTCCAAGAATTTCCAACCATATCAGAACCAGAGTTAGTCCAGATGAATCTGAAAGAATCTAAGTTCGTATTAAAATCTGAGAAAAGCTCATCAGAAGTTTTATCAGCAACACCAGGTGTCTTTGATGCAATATCTCTAAGAGATTTTTCGGGAGCATTGGTATTTACTTTTACCTTGTACTCACCTGTTTTTTTGTCTAAAAAAAGTTTCATAGTAGTAGTCCTTCCTTTCTAATTACAATTTAAGTTTGAATGTTACTACAGCTGTATTGAGATTACCACCTGCATATTGAACAGCGTGTGGCACACCATCAGTAGCAGAACCTGGCAATTGATCAAGACCAGAACCATCAGTAAATGTACCTGTGTCTGGGCTAACAACTGGAGAATATAGTCTAGGGTCATAAGCTGTCTTAACTTGGTCAAGAAGTTGCTTAGGCCATTGCTTTTCGATAGCAGTTACGATACCAACAACATCTAATTGAGAAGCAAGAGCTGCTTCTGCATCAGCGAAAGACGCGATAGCAGATGGAGCATAAGCAACAAATTTAGAATTGATGTCGAAAGTAACTAGATCACCAGCTTTAGCAGCACCTTTCCATGTAGCCATTCCTGCAAACTTAGGACCTGAAACACCTTCAGTAGGGAACTCAAGTAGGTAGTTAGTCAAGAGAGATACAGAGTTTTGACGGTTATAATTGTGGTATTCATAAGTACCAGGATTATGAGGGTCAGAGTTCAATTGCATATAAACATCATAAGATGCAACACCGATACAGTTACCTGTAGAGATGCCAGCAGCAATCAATGAATCTACAACGAAAGCACCTGCAACAGCAGCAGCGCCTTGAGCATTTTTAACGCCAGCAAGAACGTCAGCAGCAGAATACTTAGGACCGTGACCTGCACCAAGTGCAAGAGCGATTTTGTATCCAGCAGGAACCAAGAAACCATTTGAATCTACAGAGCATGGAGAACCAGCTGAGATTACAAAGTTATCGTAGTTTTCAAGTTCAGTACGAACAGATGGAAGGTAAGAAGCTGGAACGAAAGGTCCAAATCTAAGTCCTTCTTTCTTTTCGAAGTTAGGGGTCATTCTTTGACCAACAAAGCGAGGCATTCCTCTATGAGTAGCTGAGTAGCCGCCCGCGCCTAGTTGACCATTTAAATAGCCAGTTTCAAGTGTCATATGAGATCTCCTTAAGTATTAACCGTGGTAATTTGTTTTACTAACCATTTATCAGCAAATGGTTTACCCTTGTTTGTTTTTAGTAATGTATACGTTCTCTTAATTTCTTTTGCCTTTAAGTCTTCAGAGAGATCAATTTTAATCTCAGCATCTTTAATGATTTGAGTATTTAAACTCTTTGAATCATCTGCGAGTACTGGACTGTCGACCTTTTCACTCTCAGATAATTTTGTAACTTTTGCTTTTTCAAGATCAGTTACCATATCCTTAAGTGAGTCCTCTGTTCTTTCTAAGTGTCTCTCGACTTCTGATTGTCGATCTGAAACCTCAAAAAGTCCAGACTTAATTTTTGCATCTACAACTTTTTCTGCTAGATCTTTTTTTGAGTTATCTTTTACTTCTGTTAAAGAATTTAAAAGTTCCTCAATCTCGTCATTAGCTAAAAGAAGCTGCTGTTCTAAAACCCCAATTTCTTGCTCAACATCTGCTAGGAAAGGGGCTATAATTGAATCAATTATTCCTCTTTCTGTTGCAAGTTGAACTAGCCTTGTGAGCTCTGCAACTAACGTTTCATCATTAAGTTCTATTTGATTATCACATTCAGTTTTTGTACTGTCAAAAATTTCAGTAGTTTCTACTGCATTATCTGCAACTAGAACCTCTTCTGAGCTATCTTCAACAACAATCTTAGAAGAAATTTTCTCGATATTCTCAAGAATCCTACCTCTAATTGAATCTGAAGCAACAGTCAAAGCAAGAACTTTTTTCGCTGCAACCACACATGCTTTATTGAGAATTGGGAAATATTTACCAGAACCAGCACAATCTTTAGCAACAACAGAATCAAAAGAAACTTTAAACTCATCAGAAAGGTAATCATTCATTTTATGAACAACTTCTTCTTCAGAAGTTGCTGTTAGCTTAAATTTAGAATCCTTAGATTCTAAGTAAGAACGAACAGATTCTTCTACGGTTTTATCTTTTGTTTCGATCATTAAAGAAGCCAAGGCATCTTCATGCTGACTTCGTGCAATCAAAGAAGCGAGTTCAACTGCTTCCTTGGCGGTTAGGTTAACACCCTCAATTTTCTGGATTTCTACAAGAATAGAATCTTCAACTGATGCATCGTATTCAGCACCATCAACAAGTTTAGACCTGTTGTTAAGTACTTTTACTTTCTTCATTACAGCAACTTCATCTGTCAGAGTTTCAGTAACAATTTCAACTACAGGCTCTACAACAACTTCCTCAGTTGTTACCTTGTCGTTAATTACTGGAATCTGAGAAACAAAATAATCATGTACTGCAGAATTCAATACATCACCTTCAATACCATCTTGAGAAGCTAAAGCGGCAGCTGCTTTTTTTGCCAACTCTTCTAACTGCTCTGACGAAAATGTTTCAGCATACTTCTTGAATTCCATAGAAGTAAATTCGCCATCCTCACCATACAGAAAGAGAGAAATACTGGCACCAATTTGGTCTGCAAATTTGCCCTTCTTCATTTTCTCATTCTCCATTGTTTTGAGTGAGTCTTCAAGTCTTTGAATACTATCTTTTACTTCAATAAGATCGGTATTGGTTTCATCTGAGAGAGAGATTAACTTACTATCCTGGTAAGAAAACAGATTGGCCGCAATCGAAAATTTATCAACAAAAGTATTATCCTTAACAAGAATAACTGAATCCAATTGTTCAACTTCATCATTTCTAATAAGCTCTATGCCCTTAAAACCAGCAGCATATTGATCAGCAGGTTCGCTGACAATACCAACATGGTTGTAACTTTGCTTCCCAGGAATTAACACTACAGGAACTCCCGAGTCATAAACTTGGCCGCGCTCATGTTCGCATGGACCTTCTGATACCCAGTCTTGGCCACATTCAGAACAAAAAGCAGAATCAGAACTCATAGAAATCGATACAGTTAAATAACGTTCATCTAAAATCTTTTGAATTGTTTCGGGATCAGTAATCTTCAATGTTCCATTGATATGTCCCAATCCACGATAAGAGTCATTCCCACTATACTCACGAACAACATGCTGAACAAAATCAATCATGCCATTCTTTGGAGCTTCTTTCTTCTTATCAAGAAAATCCATATGGGATTTTAAATACTTATCTTTAATTAATAGTGGGGCAGATGTGTCAATATAGTCAGCTTGTATAACTCTTCCTACTGGATCAGAGTCTGAATCATGACCAACTAGTACTGGCTTTTTGTAGTGCTTCGTAAATGTAGAAGCACCTTTTTTCATGTTATCTGGCATGTAGAAACCGAGATTTCTAGTTACGATACCGGAATGTGTCATTTCAATTTGAGAGATTAGAGACTGACCACTAGGTGATGAGCTATCTTTTGTAGTAAGAAAATCCTTACCAGAAAGACTCTTTTTGATTGATGCCTCACCCGTAATGGCATCTATAAACTTTATCGTATTCTTCATTAATTCACCTATTTTTTAATTATTATATGTAACTAGCGTTAATCTGTAAAATATTTTAAATAATATCAAGGTATTTATCTAAATATTTACTAGATAGTTCCGCCTCCATTTTCGACTCTGATAGTCTTAATCTTTTAAGAATTCTTTGTCTACAAGCCTCTTTATTCGCTTTGTAAGTAATAGATTCTCTACCATATCTCTTTTCAAAGAAATCTAAAGTTTTAGTTTCTCTTTCAATTAAAGAGTCTAGTCTAGACTTCTGTGGGCCAGTCTTTTTTCCATATTGATTTGTTGGAGAATTCTTATTCTTAGCAGAATTAGATGCTGCTTTAGCTTTACTTGTATTAGCAGAAGAACCTTGCTTAGCCGTAACTAAGTCCTGCTCATGACTCATTTCTGCAATATCAACATTGTTTGTATGTTCGGCTTCAAGAACTCTAAGAGTATGACGCTCTGTGTACATGTAGTCTTCTTGCCACTTCTCAAGAGGTTGCTTACCAACTATCTCTCTTGTCTCATTTAGATCAATAATATCAGAATTATAAAGAAGCTGCGCGTTGACATTCTTCTTCATTTGTTCTTCAATATCAATTTCTTTAAACTGTAGCTGAACAAAATTATCTTCTACTAATGGATCAAAGCTGAAATCAGCTTCTAGTAATAGTTCAGTTATAACTTCTTGATTAATGATTTCTTCAAGAACTGACTGGTAGTCTTTTACGGAATCAATTAATGACTTCGATAATGAATCTGCAGTTGATCTATTTGATGTGTCTCCATCTCCAATGTCAATTGAAGATATACCGAGTCCTGCAAGGACTCTATTCTTGAAATAACTAAGTACAGGTTGATAGTTAGGGATCTGACCGTTGGCTCCAATATACTCAATACTATGACGCTCAGGTGTTACTATACCACCCTCTGTTGGCATCGTTTGAATTAGTTGCCTAACATAGTCAACTTCATCTATAACTTCACCATTAGGTAGTGTTACATTCCCTGCTGGCTTCTCTGGAGTTCCAACCTTATATTGAAATATAGGAAATAAAGTTTGATAGAAAAGTATTTCTACATTTTCCTCTAGTCTCCTAAGTGCTTGAATATCTGGGATAACTGGAACTATTTTAGGGGTGCCAAATGTAAAACCTGGTTTCACATCACATTTAAAATGAATAATATCTTCAGGTCTAAACTTTCTAACTTTATCGTTAGGAAGTCTTTGCTCATACTCGATTACTTTTCCGAATTCATCTTTTTTAATATAAACATTTTCTGCACCCATTGGGAAGTATCCAGCAATAGGTTTTGATCTTTGAACTCCACGAGATCCGCCAGAAATATTTTCTTTTCGAACCTTAACCCAGAAGAAGTTAGACTTTGAGATTAGCTCTTTACCTGTCTGCCTAAGTAGGCTCCGCCAAGGAATACTACTAACGTATTCAATTTGACGAATTCTATTTTTAACATATCTAATAGTATCTTCATTCTTTCCTGAAAAAACTTCTCCTTCTTTAAACATTAAGGAAGTCTTTTTTTGAAAAGCTTGTCGTACATATGACTCACCATCTTCAATTAATGAAATCTCTACAAGATTATATTCAGATGGCCGAAAGATCTGCCGCATACCATATTGAGAAACAGGATCCTTAACATTGGGAGCTTTCCCATTTGTTCGACCTAGTTTCACTACATTACTACTCTTCCCTAGCTCTTTCTGATTAGCAGGTTGAGACTTTTTCTTAGTGACTATTCTTTTTGCCATAAGTTTGCTGCCCATTTTTTAACGGTATCAGATGAGCCAAAATCAATGGCTGATTTACTACAAAATTCATTGCTTATGATAGCATAGCTTGTTTTGAAATGTAAATCAAGGTCAGATCCCGCCCTAACCCCTGCATCTATTTCTATATTCTTAGAACTAATATCGCCTAAGTCTGGAATAATACCATCTTTATTCATTTTGTGAACTTCATTTAAGTCATTAAAACTTACTGTTTTAACTATAGAATTAAGATTCACAGAACTGTCACCAAACATATCTTCACTAAGATTCATGTCACCATAGTCAACACCAGAGACATTTACTTTAGCTCCAGAAGGAACAATTACAATTAATGGCTGACCATCTGCGTCGGTAGCTTCAAGAAAGTCAAATGGCATGCCACTTTGATTCTCTGCAGCCTTTATTCCTTTAACTGCTTCTGATAATGCTTTTCCTGGACCTTTTTTACAAAACTTTTTGAAATTAAGAAGTCCACCTTTACTTAATTTTTGAACTGCATTAACCATTGAGATTAATCGCATGAACTTCTGAATCATCCTTGTGAATTCAATCTGATCTGACTGATTAGACATTCGACCAAGCATGATCCTCATAAATTCTTCTCTATATATATCTATAGATTGCTTCACAATACCGATACCATCATTTATTGCTTCGGTTAGATCTGTAATTATACTTTTCTGGGCTCTCTCTAAATTGTCAATAGCAGCAGTTGCATTAGATGTTAATGTTTGATTAGCTAATGAATTCTGTAATGTATTTGATTTATTAAAATCAGAAGGTCCCTTTGGTGTCATTCTGCCAAGTAATCCCTTTCGATCTTTGTCAATAGCTGCAAGCTCTCTATCGATTACTGCTATCTCTTTATCAAAAGTACGAGCTCCTACTTTTTCCTGAAAAGCTTTATTTTGTTTCTTGTCTAAAACTTGACCTTCTTTGAAATCTTTATTATTTCTATAATTTAAAAAATCAAGATTTGGAGTTAGTGAAATGCCATCTCTTACAAGTTTGGTTTTGATTACTCTTTCTTCTCTATCTGAAGGAAATAATCGTTTTGATCTATCTGCATTAACCAATGGTTTTGCATTTGAGTTGAGCGGATCCCTAGAAACTCTTCCAGTTCCTTCTTTATTTTCTATTTCGAAACTTCTCTTTCTATCTAGTTCAACTTTTCTAAGTCTTAATGCTTTTGCTTTTGATTCTAAGAAATTAACTTTATCTCTATTGAATTTATCTCGATTCATATCTGCAATATTAATTGCACCATTTATTTGTTTCTGTAGATTCGTGATCTGAAATTCAAGAGCTCTAACAATACATTTTAATGGACCAATAATTAGGTCTGCATACTTATCTAGATTACTAGTAAGACTGCCAATAACAGGTGCCAAGAAAGGACTAAGTAGCTGATTCAATATATTATCAAGACTACTCAATCCAAGATCAAAATACTTAAGCTGCATTAGACTAAGCAATGACAACAATCCAGTAATATCTGGAATACACTGGCCATCAAGAAATTTAAAAAGATTACAGAAGTCTTTCCCGAATTCATCTAACTTTCCACTAAATAAACTACGAAGCATATCGAGAAGCTCTTTCCATTTCTTCTTCATATCTGCAGCCATGTTTAACCAAGGCAGGCCAAACTCAGCAGTAAAACTAACTCTAAATTCACAAGGAATACATCCTTTTAATAACTGAGAAACAGCCTTGTCGCTTTTAAAGTTATCAAGATAGTTTCCTTTTTCTAATACAGAACGAGAGCCAGCAGCAGGAGTATCTGCAAGAACTCTTTGATTGAGACTATTTAATTCAACTTCAGATATAGCTGTAAGTTCAGCTTGTTTTTGTGCTACTGACTTACTAGCCTCAAATTTATTTCCCATAACTATAGACTTATAGGGATTTGCAAGATCAACATTACGTATTAATTTATCCCCATATTGATTCTCAGCAAAAGCTTGAGTATATCTACTAAGAATAGATTCGCCTTCTTTCTTTCCTTGTTCTTCTGCTTTCTTTGCAATAAAGTTAACACCTCTCATGGAGTTTTTTAATGTAGTTATTCCATTTTTAGCTATATGTGATTGAAGTGCAGTAGTGGTGCTAACTGCATCTGTCTTATATCCATAGGCTTGATATTTAGATAAAAGGATACTGGCATATCCTCTTTGTTCAGTTAATTCTGATGTCTTAAAATTTGAAGATAAGGTTCTTGCTCTTTCTAGTAAATCCTGGTTAGCTGTTGTC